CTCCCGGAGGACCCGCGCCGCCCCAGACTCCGCCCCGCCCTTATTGAGCAGGGACGCACCGGCCTCGTTGGCCAGAATCAGCTCCCCGCCGTCGGGGAAGTCAATGACCGAGCTGTCGGTGGCCAGCTGGTTGAACGCGGTCGGCTTGTAGTTGACATACACATACAGCGTCGTGCTGGCCGCCACGGGGAGAATCTGCAGGGCCTGCCCGGCGGTGTAGAAGAGCCGCGGGTAGGTGGGCAGATAGTTCGTCGTCGTGGCCAGCGGCACGTCCTGGAACCGCGTCTGGGTGTACAGCACGTTGCCGTCTGACACCGAAAGGACGCGGTAGAAGTTCTGCTGGCTGTCCCCGCTGCCGCTAGACAGGGCGCTGAAGGACACCATCCCATCGCCATCCGTCGTCACCGTCCGCTTGGCGAAGGTGTAGTAGGGCTGGGCGTTGAGGATATTGGACCACTCATCCCCGTAGACGCTGCTAAGGACGGTCGTGATGGTCGCATCCGACCACCGATCCGACGCGACCGCGTCCATCGTCTCGCGGGTGAGCGCAATCAGTTGGGCTTTGGTAACGGCCACGGGCGGAGGGGGTAAGGGGCTTACAGCGTGTCCAGCACTTCAGTCAGCGCGGCGTCCGCGGCCTGACCGATGGGCTGGGTGGCATTGAACTGCTCGACGAAATCCGCCATCCGGCGCACCTCGTCCTTGGGATACTGCCGGAACGTGCGCTCCAAGTAGGCCGGCGCTTCGTCAATACTGCAGAGCATCGGGAGGTACCCGATGATATCGTACGCCATCTCGGGGTCTGTCTCGCCCCGCTGCACCCACTCCCACCGGGTGTCCTCGGGACTCCAGCGAAGGCAAATGGCCCAGTGCTCGCCTGTCTGCTCCAGAAACTTCATAAACAATCCGGCGTGGAGGGCCCGGAGCCGCGCCACCACATGGGTGGGCGGCTCGGGCTGGCCGGCTGCGTTCAGCAGCACGGTCACGTCTTACTCCTCGACGTACAGCTCGACCACGCACGAGATGTCGTCCGGCTGGACCGACACCGCGCCCACAGTCACAATCTCGAACTCCAGCGTATCGCCCGGATTGAGCGTCCGCTCCGCATCCGTCAGGGTGCTAGTCAGCGCCAGCGCAATCCCCTCGCGGGCCGTCTTGGCGTTGATGTCCAAGTTCGCCGTAAGCGTCACGGCCGCGTTCGCCGTGCTGTCGTACTTGATGAGCCGCGCCACGCAGGACGTGGCCGCCGTCGGGTACGTCCCCGCCGCCACAATCGCACGATTGATGTAGCACTTCGCCGGCATCGAGCCAACGGTGTGCGTCTGGGTGCCCGCCGCGAGCGTCCCGGTGTTGATGCGACCGCTCGTGAGCGGCACGGGGAAGACCCCCAGCCGGCCCGGCTTCGGCGCAAAGATGTTATAAGCCATGTGTTATCCTCGGGTTGGGGTGGGAGCCGAAGCCCCCACCCCGTCCCCGTGAAGGTTAGACGTGCGTGTAGCGCGCCGTGTCGGTGTACCCCGTGATCGAGCCGTGCGCGTTACGCGCCAGGCAGGCGAGGTTGCCGTACCAGCCGTAGGTCGTCTCGAAGGCGTCACGCCCCGAGAGCCAACGCCACGGGCCCGCGCCCTCGAACTCGACGAAGCCCCAATCCTTCGCATCCACCCACGAGAGCGAGGGGATGTGGAGGAGGTAGATGGTGCCAGCCGGGACGTAGTAGTCCTGCACGAGCGGCACGCCGCAGACCTCAAGGGCCTTGTAGCCACCCTTGATCGTCGTGCTGAACTCGCCGGCGGTGAACCGACGCTGCCCGACCATCGACTCCATGAGCTTCTTGGCGAGGCCCGGGGTCGTCATGAGCAGGAAGTCCTTCGGACGCACCATCGCGTCCTTGCCGCTGCGGCCAGAGATCTTCTGGATAAGGTCCCAGATGTCCGACTCGGTCGGCTGGTTCGCATCCGGCGTATCCGTGCCGGCCACGAGGCGCGTCGCGTCCCAGATGCCGTAGGTGGAGGCCGAGATGTTGTGCAGCGAGGCATACGACCCGCCGCGGTTGGTGATGTTGATGAGCCCGTTCATAGCGCTGTTGAACGAGGTGTCAGAGGCGGTCGCCTTGACAATCTTGTCCGTCGCCGCCATGCCCGAGATGGCCGTGCCAAGCGTCAGCGTGGCGTTGTCGCCGCTGTTGCTGATGGCGGTGATGGCCGAGCGGCCGAGCACCGCGTCCGACGACGAGGTGTCGAGGACCGCGATGTAGTCACCCACGGAGAGGAGGAGCGAGCCCTGGCCCGCGCCGCTCACGCCGTAGGGGGACGACACGATGATGCTCGTGGTGGACGAAGCCGTGCCGATGAGGGCGACGACGCCATCCGCCTTATTGTGGAGCGCCTGCTGCATGAGCAGGGTGGACGCCTCCTTGATCTCCTCCATCGTCTTCTTGGCGATGGTGGTGAAAGCGGCATCCTTGGACTGCGTGCCAACGAAGGCGAGGCCGTCGATCTGGCGGGTCGTGTACGCACGAACCACGCCGACGTTCGCCTGCACTTCCGTCGCGGTGGTGTCAGGCGGGAAGTACCCGGCCGACGAGAACGTCGCGCCAGCCGGACGGCCGGTCACGACATCGAAAAACACGTTGTTGCCGCCCCAGCGCATGTTGCGGGGGCCGCCCGCCCGACCCTTCTCCAGCTGGGCAAGAAGCGGGGTAACGAGGTTCTGGACCTTCTCGCGGAACTGGCTGTAAACGTTCTTCAGCAGACCAGTGAGTTCCGCATCCGTGATAACGGTAGGATTCGGCATGAGAGTGTGTGTGGAAAACTAGAGGTTAACGGATGGACGCCATGATTTCCGACATCGCGGAATCGAGGGCGTCATCCACGGTCGCCGGTTTGGCGGCCTTGGGCTTGGCCGGGGTATTGCTCGCCGCACGACCCACGGGCTTCGTGGCCTGCCCCACCGCCCGCTTGGCCTTCTGTGCCTCGACTTGCGCCTTGGCGACCGCGGCCTGCGCTTCCTTGACCTGCGGGGAAGGGGCAGACTCACTACGCCGGGCATGCTGCATCTGGGCCCAAATTGCCAGGTCCTGCACGATGTACTGCCGAGCGGCGTCAAACTGTGACGCGGGGAGATAGGTCTGCCCGTTCGGGGCGACCGCCGCGTGCAGCTGCATGGCATACGCCATCCGCTCTTCCAACTCCTGCCGCGACACGGAGGGGAGCGCCTCTGCAATCAGCTGGATCGCCGGTTGCACCTCCCCCGTGTAGAACTGCTGTCCTGCCTCCGTGATGCGCTGCATCTCCGTCTGCACCCGGAGGTCCTTCACCTGCTGCTCGGCCCGCTGGGCTCGCCGCTCCGGCGAGTTCTCCTGCGAGAAGGCGTCCCGCACGGCCAAGAAATAATCTTCGTCGGTCAGAAGGCGCTCCAGCTGGGCCTCCCGTTCCTCGATGAGCTGGGACAGCTCCTCACGCTCCGACTTGAGCGACAGCGCGTCCCGCTCCGCCTGCTGCATCTTCTGCTCGCGCTCTTCGTTGTACACGCCGAACTGGGCGAGCTTGACCACCTTGTCCAAGCGGTCCTGCCGCACCTTGCCGTTCGCCTTGTACTCGACGATGAGGTCCGGTACCTCGACCTCACCCTCGGCATCCTTGAGCGTGAACTCCGTCGCCAGCCCTTCGGTGACCGTCGGCACCGCGACATAGCCACCCGGCAACTCCGGTGTGGCCTCCTCGGTCGTCTCCTCGGTCGCCTCTGCTTCAGAGGGCTCGGCGTCTTCCGTGGTGTCTTCCGGGGTGACTGCCGTGGTATCTTCCGGGGCCTCAACCGCCGCAGCGGCTGGGGTGTCGTCCTGCGTGTCAGCGGGAGCCGGCACGGCGGGCGTGGGGGTGGCACTCGCGGTGGTGTCCGCGAGGGCCGCCGACGCGGCGTCGGCCAGAGCTTGCTGAATGTCCATCGGTCCAGCTCCTAAAATTGGCGCGACAGGGTGTCGGACTGGCCCGCCAACATCTGATCCGGCGACTGACCCATCTGGGCCTCCTGCAGGGCCCCAAGGGCCCCAATCGGCGGATTATTGCTGGCCAGCGGCAGCTGTCCCGCGGGGAAGGAGGGCACACCGGTCGGTTGACCGGGGCCAGCCGGGGGTGCCCCGCCCATCGGCGGAGCCATCGCCCCCTGCTTCTGTGCGGCCTGATTCGCCAAGGCCGTCCACCGCTCCTGCGCGGCGGCAATAATCTGTGGGTCCAGGTCGTCCTGAAGCAGAATCTCCCGCTCCAGTACGTCCTGATGAATCGCTTCGTTGTCCTGCCAGCGAAGCTCGGGGACCATCGCGCCCATCCGGATGGCGTCCGCCACCCGCTTGGCCCGTGCCTCCTGATCCTCGTCCGGGCTGGACATATCCCGCGCCACGGCGAACATCTGCCGACGGCGGTATTCCTTGATGTCGATAATGCCGGACTGCAGCCAGTTGTCGAGCAGGTAGAGCCGGAAGGCCATCGGCATCGGCATCAGCGTCGCGGGCTCCACCCGGACATCCGACTGCCCGTCGAGGTCCGTGGACGACACCGCCCGAGCGAGGTCCGGCCGGCCCTTGCCGACCGCGCCCAGCGCCCGCGGGACATCGTAGCCCCACGCCATCCCCGCCATCGCCACCTTGCACCAGTCCGTGAACGCCTGCGCCAGCGCGTTGACGGCGGGGCTGAACACCCGCTCCAGCTGCTCACGGCTGGCGATGATGGCTCGGCCCGACTCCCCGGTGACCTGGCCGCGGCTGACCGCGTTCCAGCCCGAGGCGTCCTCAAAAGCCGTCTTCTCCAGCGCCAGCGCCTCCTTTACGTCCTGCCCGACCGAGAAGCCCTGCACCGGCTGGATGGAGTCCGACATCGGCCCCGCGCCCCGAATCTCAATCATCGAGGTCACGCCACCCATAAACGTCTCGGTGGCAATCGCGTTCGGCCGGGTCAGGAACCGCCCACCCGCGTTCACGCGAATGTTCTCGACCCACTTGGACAACAGGGCGTTCACGCGCATCTGGTGGTCGAGCCACTGCTCCACCACCGGGCGCGGGTAGTACGACGGATCGCTGGAGCCGTCCCGTACCGCGACCACGGGGATGGCGTTCCAGAGGAGGGGCGACGGGCCGAAGACGACCGTGTCCCCCACGATGATGAGGTGCAGACCCTCAGGGAGGGCGTCCGGGTGCGGAGCGACGTAGACCGTGAACCGCTCGGTCACGTCCTCGTCCCGGAGCCGCTGGCCCTCGCCAATCGTGGTCTGCGTCAGCACCCACGCGCCAATGCCCTCCGACCCGCTATAGGTCGGCTGGTTACCCGACATCATCGTGGTATCCGCCGCTTCCAGCCCCGTCACGCCGTAGCGGAACGCGGCCTCAGCCTTGGTGATCACCTCGCGGATGACCACCCAATGCGGGGCCTGCGACACCGTCGCGTTGGGGGACACTCGGACCTGCTCCACGCGGAGTGTCTGGCACCCGAGGTCGCCCAGCGGCTTCTTCTGGCCCGGAGCCATCCCCAGCCGCTCGTCCCACGGGCCCTTGTCCGGGTCCCAGAACAGGTGCCAGAAGCTCACGCCGTCCGTCTGAGCCCAGAACGCCGCTTCCCGAGCCAGCCGGGGCATCAGCATCTGCTCGTACTGGTACTCCAGCGACAGCTGCTGGGCCTGCGCCTTGCGCTTATCGTCCGGGTCCTGCGTCGTCGGCGTCACCGAGAAGCCCGGCTTCTGGTCCATTAGGATCTGCAGGCGCTGGTCGAGCGCCTTGTCGATCATATTGTAGACCACGCGAGCCGCATCCCGCGGACGGGCCGGCTCACGCCACGGCCCCAGCCCATTGGCCGAAATCCACTGCTGACCAGCCCGGAACAGCCGGTTCCGCTCCACCAAGTGGAGGTGCATCTGCACGGCCTCGCGCCGAGACTCCCACAGCCCCCGGCCCCACGAGGCCCACGCCTGCATATCGTCGGCGGTATTCGGGTCTGCCCCGGGGTAATCCGCGCCATACAGCGCCCGCTGGAGCGCTGCGATGTCTTCCTCGACCGTCGCCCCCGTATCCTCCGGCGGATTCGGCGCAACCTCGTCATTCGGCGTGGCGGGATCGTTGGAAAACCCCTCCATCGCCCGCACCGCTACGTCGTCCAGCAGCGACTCGATATACGGACTCGTCATTTACCCGATTCTCCCGACGCCAAAGGCGCTCCGAACCCGATTCCAGTCCCTGAGGTCCTCATACCGCTCCCGAATGGACCGGAGAACCTCTTCCTGCGCCCACGGCTCCCGCTCCTGGTTGGCCACGGCCACCAAATCCTCGGGAATCTCGACCGGCGGGGGCAGGACCGGTGCCACCGGCGCGGCCTTGAACTCCCGCACCACGCCAGCGGCGGTATGCACAAAGTACACCGCCACCGCCGCCCAAAGGCTGTGGATGACGAGGCTCACTCGCCCATCCACTGATGAGCCATCAGCTTCGGCGGACGCGCCTCGCCCAACCAGCTCGTCTGCTCTGTCGTCAGGTCCGGATGCGCGGCGGCGAACACGTCCCACCGGAACGCGGCGGGCGCTGGATCGTAGAACACCTCGGCCCCCTCCGCAAACGCGGGGCGCGGCGTCTCCAGCACCCCGGCCTGTCCGCCGTTCGGCTCCGCGCTCAACGCCCCGTCGCGGAAGTAGACCTCCTGCGGCTCGGCATACGGCGCGAGGTGGACGTACGCGAGGCCGTCCACGACCCCGAGGACGACGTAGCCCGCCGTGGGCTCCTCGGGGAGCGCGGTGACGGGGAGGGTGACAATCATCGAAGGACGCATCAGGCAACTCCTGCGAGAGAACGCATCGTCGCCATCGTCTGCTCACCGGCAGCGACGATGACGTGGGTAAAAGCAAACTGGCCGGGATTGACGCTACCCTGCGAGTTCAGATAAAGTCTCGGCCCAGACCACGTTGCCGCAAATGCCTGCGCGGTGCCGTCAGCGCCTGATGTCGTCGCGCCACCATTGACACTAATACTCAGAAATGCCGCGCCGCTTGCTCGGACTCCACCAGCAAACTCTACCAAGTCTCCCCGCGTTACCGTAGTTCCAACTGCGCCAGAAATAGAAAGCGCGGCGGGGTCGTGTAGGCTCGAATACCCAGCAGAACCGGTTCGGTTAATCAATGCAAAGTATGCGTCATTTCCTGCCGCATCTGAAATCTGTACAATACCAAGTTGACCGGCGAGTGCGTCTGTTGCACGATTGTTCTCAACCCCTCTCACATACACCGTCATCGCCTGCGGCGGCGCGGTGAACGGGAAGTAGAGGCTGTCGGCGTTGCGCGTGACCGTCGTGGCTTGCGTCTTGATGTAGCTTGACGGAACGATGGCGTTCTCGGCCTGTGCGCCCCAGAGCCCGACCGTTCCAGTCACCACCTCATTGTCGGTAATGAGGTAGCGATGCACATTGGCCGCCACAACGCCCGTTGCGCTGAACAGGATGCGATACCAGCCGTTTGCGAGTGCTTCGACCGGGTACAGTGTGCCTGCGCCTGCAACTGTCGCCAGAGTCGGAACGCCAGCGGTCCACGTGACGTCAACCACGTGGCGGTTCACAGCCACAGACTGGTCTCTAATCGTGAGGCGAGTCTTGGTGGCGGTGCCCGCACGCAGAAACATCGCAGCGCATTTTTCCCCGTCGCCCGTAAACGTGACGACCAGATAAATGCCGCCACCGGAAGAGGTGACGCTCAGCGTATCTGCCGTGAGGGTGCCGTCTGGTGCCGTCGTCGTGTTCGCCGTGACGGTTGCGCTTGCCAGCGTCCACGTATCGAACTCCTCGGACCGAATACAGAGATTCGTCCGCTGGGGTTCGAGCAGGAGCGTCTGGATCGGGGCGCTGGCCCCCGTCGGGGTGACGTAGTGCGAGGTGCGGGCGACCCCGGTGCCAGCGGTGGCGACAATCAACTCGTCCATTTACGACACCCCCGCAATCGTTCGCATCTCCGCCATCGACTGCACCCCCGGGACCACCGCGATGTGGGTGTAGGCGAACTGATCGTGGTCCGCGTGACCAGCAATATAGAGGCGCGGATTAGCCCACGCCGTTGCAGGGCCAGAGGCAGTCGTCGTGCCCGTCTGCTCGACTCCGCCGTTAACGCTGATGCCACTTGACGGCACCCACGATGACGAAAGCACGCCGCGATGCTCAATGATGTCGCGCAACACGGGAGTAGGCGACGGCGTAGCGTTGCCGGAACGTAGCGTCACGCCATCGTCATAAAGTGTTTGCACCTGACTTGCGCCAGCATTTCGCACCAGCGAAAAGCGGGGGTCGGTTCCCGTATTGATGTCACCAATGTGCAACACACGTGCGGCGTTTGTCTGGCTCTGGTATGCACCAACATTGACCCCACGCACATACACCGTCATCGCTTGCGGTGGCACGGTAAACGGGAAGTAGAGGCTGTCCGCGTTCCGCGTCACCGTCGTCCCCTCGGTCTTGATGTACGAGGAGGGCACGCCAGCTTCAATCTGTGCGCCCCAGATGTAAATGCCATCCGTGGTGTTGCTTCCCGTCGTCGTGGTCGTGGTATCTGACGTAGTGAGTCCAATGCGAACAGACGTGCTCAACGTGCTGCCGGTTGCCGTTGCCCACACCGTAAATCGCCACCACCCATTACTCAACGCTTCAGCCGCGCCAAACGTACTGGCCGCCAATGTCACAGCGCCAGTTGACAGGTTGATATAGTTCCGCCGGATAGTCGAAAACGGCACGGTTGGGAGCGTGATAAACCCGTACCCAATCTCTGCGGCCTTAAAGTAGCACGAAACGCCGTAGGTCGTGCCATTCGTCCACGTGATATTTTGCGTCACAGAGTGTTCCGCAGACGTTGTATTGGTCTGTAGCTTGTCCGCCGTGACGGTGCCATCTGGAGCGGTAGTCGCGTTTGTAACAACGGACGACGCCGTTATTGCCCACGTTGTGCTAAAGTCTTCGGAACGGACCAGCAGGTTCGTGCGCTGCGGCTCCAAGAGCAACGTCTGGATTGGCGCACTCGCCCCGGTCGGCGTCACATAGTGCGCCGTCCGCGCTACTCCCGTTCCTGCGGTCGCTACGGTCAAGGCCATCGGTTAGCTCTCCGCAGTGTACGTGGCGTCACCCGTCCTGGCGAACGTCCCGCCTGAGACACCATCCGTGTAATTCCAGAGCAGGAACGGCGGCTGGATCGCGTTGTACGTCGCGTCCCCCGTCCGGCT